CGTGACTTCGAAAGAAGCCTCGGATCCAACCCTCACGTACGTGCACCTTCTAGAAGACTTCGGTCTCCTGGAAGGCGCCGCCCTGATTACTATCCGCGTACGACGTTCACGAGGAAGTTCCTCGTAATCGTTATCGTGGTAGCTCAGGCTCTATATCCGGCAGGTCAGATCATCTTCAACTTGAATGTTTGTTGATGATCTAGTGAGTTCAGTTCCTCGGCGGAAACGATCCAGCTGGGGATATGTCGTAATTTATTACGGCATTACCCCTGACTGTCTCGTTTATCGCCGAAGGGTCTGAGCATCTGTGACGTGAGCTAGGGACTGACCACCTCTGATAAGGAGGGATCATGAAAAGCCTGACGTCACTCTGGTCCTGCGCTGCCAAGGAATTGGCAACGCGATGTTGCACTAGCGCCACTCTCGACATAAAATATGTCGAGAGTCGGGTTGAACACGAGGGGTTATCGTTTCTAGCGATAACCTTGGCAGACTTTGGAAAGGCCATCCAAAAATGGCTGGACCAAGGTCATGTCACGCCTTGGGACGCCCCCGCTTTCGCAAGAAAGCGTGGTCGTCTTACTGGTCTCCCTGTATTTCTACAAGGTTTCCTTGCGCGTGTGTTCGACCCTGCTAGCGGTGCACTACTGGACTCTCCAGACATCGAAGCAATCTATGCTATTCGTCAGCTAACGCTGATGTTTAGCAAGATAGCTCTCCCGAGGGCATCCGTTCAAGGTATGCCCAACGAGGTGGTAACACCTCGTCGCGAGAGACTAGCGATGTCTGAATATGTTCAGTGTGAGCAGGAAGTTAAGTTCAGCGATTCTATTCTTGATCCTCAATTTATTGAGGATTTCAAGCGTGTCTCGCTGGTGCTTTATGGAGATATGTTCGACTGGATGGAGGAAACTCTGTCCATTTCGAAACTTCTCCCTAAGCACGGCCCAGGCGCTGTCGCGGATCGACTTAGCAGTAATGCTAAGTATGATTCGCGAACCTGGACCACCAGACTTCAGTCGGTTTTCCCGGCTGAAGACTACCTCGTTCCCAACGGCCATTACAATGGCTCAGTTGTTTCTGATTCGTGTTATAGCGAATCAGCGACTGCACACTGTTATAGTGTGAGGTCGACGGGGTTTAACTTCCTCGAACCTGGTTCTGAGATACCCGTTAGGGTAATCACAGTTCCTAAGACGCTCAAGACTCCTAGGATCATTGCGATTGAGCCCGCTTGCATGCAGTATATGCAGCAAGCACTCTTTCGCTTGATCCTTGACGGTCTAAAGAGGGATGACTTCCTCTATTCCGTGATCGGAATTGAAGACCAAGACCCTAATCGGGAATTGGCCTGCTATGGTTCTCTCAGCGGAGAACTAGCTACGCTCGATTTGAGCGAAGCTTCCGATCGTGTCTCGAATCAGCATGTTCGAGTCCTATTCGCCGACCATCCTCTTTTGCTTGAGGCTGTTCAGGCGTCTAGGTCCCGTAAGGCTGACGTACCTGGCCATGGCGTTCAACGCCTAGCCAAGTTCGCGTCTATGGGTTCAGCTCTCTGCTTCCCGATAGAAGCGATGGTCTTCTTGACCATCATCTATCTTGGGATAGAAAGTGAGCTTAGTGCTCCTCTTTCTTGCGAGGCGGATGTCAATCGCTTTCGCAAGCAGGTGCGCGTCTTCGGAGACGATTTGATCGTCCCCGCAGACTATGTGCTGTCCGTCGTCAATGCACTAGGTACTTTTGGGTACAAAGTGAACATTGGCAAGTCTTTCTGGACCGGAAGGTTCAGAGAGTCTTGCGGACGGGAGTTTTACGACGGCCATGACGTTAGTATCGTCAAGGTTCGGAGTATTCTCCCGACACGACGGCAGGACGCAACTGAGGTTATTTCTGCTGTTTCCCTCCGAAACCAGTTTTACTGGTCTGGGATGTGGAAATCTGCAGATTGGATGGATAACTACTTGGAAAGGCTTTTGAAGTTCTTTCCAAATGTAGCTCCAACCTCCTCAGTGTTGGGCAGGGAGTCAGTGCTGGGTTATCAGTTCCAGTCACTGGATCCATACATGCACAGCCCCATTGTCAAGGGCTATTACGTGTATGCCAAACCTCCTCGAGATCCTCTCGAAGGGGATGGTGCCCTACTCAAGTGTCTCTTGAGGATGGAAGTACCTCAACATGGGCTAAATGCCCTGTTTGAGGAGCAACCTTCCTCATTCGACGTTGCGAGCGTCGATGATGAGCACTTGGAGCGTTCTGGACGCCCCGAGCACGTCAACATCAAGCTCGGGATGGGGTCACCCTTTTAGGGGGTGGCCGCGGCTTAGAACCCGCAGCAGGAGATACGAAGTATCCCCTATCCCTCAGGACCACTGTTAGGTGATCCAGGGAGCAGCTGAGAC